GTTTTTTGCACCTCGTTTTCGTGATTTGAGGCCCTTAGAGATGGAGGCCCTTAGAAATGGAGGATATTACCAAAAGTATTTAGGGAGGTTTGACATATGATAATAGTGATAGACATAGGCCATGGTGGCTATGATAGCGGGGCTGTGAATAATAGCATTAAAGAAAAAGACCTTAATTTAATATACGGCCAGCTCATTGCCGCTATATTAGGGGACTATGCAGAGGTCAAATTGACAAGAGACTCAGATATATATTTTGGGCTCAACAGTAGGGGGGCATGGATCAACGCCCAAAATCCCGATCTCATAATCTCATGTCACTTCAATGCCTGTGATACCAAGGCACACGGTACAGAGATTATACACTCTATACATGCCGATCAATCCATTTTGCGATTATGCGATAAAATTGCTAAAGGCATTACTGACATTGGATTTGATTTAAGGCGTGTATTCTCAAGGTCATCAAATATAATGCCGTCAAAGGATTATTATGCTATAATCCGTAATACCAAAGCACCATGCATTATAATAGAGCCATGTTTTATGGACAATGACCATGACAAGGTCATAATGTCTGGGGTTGGGTTTATGGGGCAATTGGCACTTAATATATCCAATGCGATTATAGACCATTACAAACTACAAAAGGTCAATCAGCTCAATATCACGGATGCTGCGGCACTATTACAACGGCATAAGATCATCAATTCACCTGACTATTGGGCTAAAGGTCTAGTCTATAATCCCGATTATGTGCGCCAACTCATAGTCAATATGGCCGAGTATCTCAAGGATAAGGAGGTATAGATATGGCAGGCCGCAAACCAACGCCATTACAACTTATTAATAATAAACAAAAACGTGATACCAAGGCCACATTACAAGCCAAGGAGGACGCAATACCAAACCATTGCCCATTACCTAGATACGTACCTGAGTATATGAGTCAAGAGGCAAAGGATATATGGCACAAAATGACAGCGATATATCGCAAAATGGAAAAGGATACACCTATTCTTGGGGCCATTGATGCCGGGTCGTTGGAGATATATTGCAATGCCAAGGCGCTATATAACTATCTTACAAAGGAGCTCGAGGACAATAAGTCAAAACTCTCTCTAATAGAGAGAGATATACTGCTTAAGCAAATCAACATACAAGTCCGTATAATTAACTCATGCCGTGAGGCTTTGTTGCTCGATCCTGTGTCGCGTGCACGTATTAATGTCATACAAGCCAAGCAGAAAGACAAAGATGTGACAAATGATATGGACGAAATGTCAAAATTACTGAATGGTGATTGAGTATGAACGATGAGACAAGGGCATTACGCGTTATAAAATTCATTGAGCTCTTGAAGCATGTTGATGGGCAGTGGTTTGGGAAATCGTTTACATTGCTTAATTGGCAGCGTGATGTTATATCACAGATGTACGGTACTATGGGACAAAATAGCAAAAGACAATATCAGTATCTTTACCTAGAAATTCCCAAGAAAAACGGTAAGACAGAGCTTGCAGCAGCATTGGGACTCTATCATCTTTTTGCAGACGGTGAGCAATATGGTGAAATATATGGATGCGCAGCCGAGACAAATCAAGCATCTATTGCATTTGACGTGGCGGTTGGTATGCTTGACCAGTGTCCGCCACTCAAAAAACGTGTACGACTCAACTTGTCTAAGCGTCGTATACTCGATCTCAAGTCACAATCAATATATCAAGTGCTCTCAGCAGAGGCATACAGTAAGCATGGTTACAAACCATCGGCTGTTATATTTGATGAGCTCCATGCACAGCCTAATCGTTACCTTTGGGACACAATGACATTTGGTACGGGTGATACCAGAGATCAACCTGTTTGGATCGTGATCACAACAGCAGGTGACGACCCGGATCAAACGACTATAGGTTATGAAATACACGACAAGGCTCGGCGTATTATAGCCGGCGAGTACAAAGATCCGCGTTGGCTATGCAAAATATATGGCGCTCCTGCCGATGCTGATATATGGGATGAGGAGGTATGGTATCAGGCCAATCCGTCACTCGGCATAATCATAGATATAGATAAGGTCAGGGCCGCGGCTGAGTCGGCAAAGCAGAATCAGGCCGAGGAGAAACTATTCCGCTGGCTCCGGTTGAATCAGTGGATAGACAACAAGTCTAATACCTGGTTATCCCAGACATTATGGGATAACAATAATCACAAAGAGGATATGGCTAAGCTCATTAAAATGAAATGTTATGCAGGGCTTGACTTGTCTAGTACAACAGATTTGACGGCCTTGACGTTGGCTTTTCCTCCGCAGTTTGATTTAGATTATTGGTATCTATTGTTTTTTGCATGGATACCTCAGGAGTCGATGAAAGAGCGTATTATCAAAGATCAGGTGCCATATGATAAGTGGGTTAATGACGGCTGGATAACGGCAACACCGGGTGATTGTGTGGATTATGATTTTATCGAAGCTAAGATAATCGAGTTATCGAGACAATACGATCTAATCAAACTGGCGACAGACCCCTGGAATAGCCGCATGTTGACAACACGGCTTATGAAACAGAGTATAGATATTGTCGAAGTACCTCAGACAATGGCCGGATTAAGCCCGGCTATGAAGTATATGGAGACATTGTTACGCAAAGGCATGTTGAAACATGTCGCTAATCCTGTCGCGCGTTGGTGTTTTGGTAATATAGTTGTCGCGGTTGATGGAAACAATAACATTAAGCCGATGAAAAACCGTGCAAAAGAGCGTATAGATGTGATTGTGAGCACAATCAATATGTTATCTGTAGCTATGAGGATAGAAATAGATAGTATATATGAGGATAGAGGACTGACGATATTATGACAAAAAAAAGAGCCTAACGGCTCTTTTCAATCTGATCCGAGACAGAAATAACAATAATCTTCAAAAAGTTCATCTAGATACAATTCTTTTTCTCCGCAATTAGAACAGGTATATTCTGGGTTTCCTTTTTCCTTGTGCATCTCCTCCCATGTTTCTATATAGGTGTGCGTATAGCGATTGTTGCGGTCAAAATGTTTCCATACTAACGGTATATTTCTTGCCTTGTCCTTTTCTTGCCTGGTCATAATCTTCATCCTCTCTTGATCCGGTCTGAATTATTTGAGCTGCTGCCTATACCACTCAACATTTTCCAAGCCTGTCCATCTACATCAGACCTGGAAAAGATTTCTTTTATTTCGTTTTCTTGATATAGTTCTACTTCTATATCAAGATCACATTGTACTGCTGCTTCATATCTATGACTACCACTCAACGCAGTGTAGCCCGTTGCAGTTTCTAATACCACTATGGCCGGGATATTTTTCCAACCATTTTTTCTCATTTCATTGATAAGACTATCAAGTTTTTTTTGATTTGTTGCTCCGTATAGAGGTTCTATTTTCAAATTTTCCATTGTTGTTTTTATCATTTTTTTCATCTCCCCTCTAATATTATTATATCAAAAAAAACGTTCCAGGCGAATAAGTCTATAGTCTTATATTTATATAGACAATTAGTCCTATATATGATATAATGACATCAAATAGTTAGGAGGCTCAAAGATGTTTGGTATAGGTCAAAAGCGTGCAAAGACAAGTATCACAGCAAAAGATGCATTTCAGTTTCCCGGCCTTGTGAATTTTTTTGTGGGGTTGCAAAAAGGCGCTATTACTGAGTGGCAAGCTTTGCAATTGTCGGCCGTGTATGCATGTATCAGGCTCATATCTCAGAGCATCGGCATGTTGCCTCTGTCATTACATCAAAAAACACAATCCGATACAAAAATAATATCAAGACTGGCTGCTGAAAACCCGCTCAATAGAGTGCTTGGCATAATGGCCAATCCCATGTGCACGGCGTACATGTTCAAACAGACCATGCAGACCTGGACGCTTATGTATGGCAATGCATATGCGGAGATACAGCGCAATGGAGCCGGTGACGTAGTGGCATTGTGGCCTATATCTCCGCTCAATATGAGGATAGAGATTGTTGACAATGTCAAAAAGTATATATATACAAGACCGACGGGCGAAAAGATTATGTTCGATCAGTCACTTATACTGCATATCCCGGGATTATCATTTGACGGTATACAGGGTTATTCGCCTATATCAATCATGCGCTCTGAATTGCAGTTAGCTACTGCATTGCAAGACTTCGGCACAAGTTATTTTCAAAACGGTACAAATCTAGGATCTGTAATTACGCATCCTGGCCATCTTGGCGAAAAGGCCAGGGTACATCTTAAAGAAGATGTGGAAAAGAATTTCTCCGGGCTCTCAAATGCCCAAAAAATGATTATTTTGGAGGAAGGAATGAGTTTTGATAAGATCAATATCCCGGCAGAAGACGCGCAATTTATCTCGGCCCGGCGTTTCAGCCTTGAAGAAATTTGCCGATACTACGGCGTACAGTTACACATGATCCAAAATCTTGACAAAGCGTCATTTAATAATATTGAACAGCAATCATTAGAGTTTAGAACCTACTGTCTACTGCCCTGGACAACAATTTGGGAACAGGAGATATACAAAAATGTGTTTGATCCTATCATGCAGGCACAAAATTATTACGTCAAATATAACCTCAATGCTTTACTCCGGGCTGATTACACAACCCGTATGAATAACTATAGAACGGGCGTGCAAATGGGATTGTATAGTCTTAATGATGTGTGTGAATTAGAGGATATGAACCCCATAGAAGGTGAAGCAGGAGATGTGCATTGGGTTAATGCGGCAATGATTAATATAGACCAGCAAATTAATGCTATGCCAAGTTTAGTGGCGGCGCCGAAAGGAGGAGACAATAATGCCGGCGATCAATTACCAAAAAACAGCAACGAGTGACAAAGCATGGGACGGCGGACAAAATGAGAAAAACCTTAAAACGGGGGAGGATAAGGCATATTACTCAAAAATGTATGCATGGATTGACTCAAATGCTGATGCTACAACAAAAGGAGCTTATAAGTTTCCACATCATGAGGTATCTGGCGGAGGAGACATAGGAGATGCTAATATCAGGGCATGCCAAGCAGTAATAGCAGTGTTAAATGGGAGTATGGGCGGTACGAGTATATCAACAGGAGATAAGCAAGGAGTGTATAATCACGTATCAAAGCATCTTAGAGATGCAGACATCGAGCCGGCCGAACTGAAACGCAGCAACAGTCATCAAGGACATGAAATACGAATTGCAGAAAATGAAATAGAAATCCGTGAAAATACTGACAAGGGTACAGTAATGATACGGGGTTATGCGGTAAAATGGAGATCATTATCAACTGACCTTGGCGGTTTCCGCGAACAGTTTGATCAGGGCGCATTTCAAAATAGTCTCCGAAAAGATAGTGCCTACATGTTTTGGGCGCATGATGATACAAAAATCCTTGCATCTACACGCAATAAGACACTTGACTTATATGAGGATGACCTAGGATTAAGGTTTGAGGCTACGTTGCCGGATACGCAAGACGGCAGGGACGCAAAGACATTAATCCAAAATAAGTATATTAACGGGATGTCGTTTGGGTTTAGGGCGTCTATAGATGAATGGGATGAGTCTAACCCTCAAATGTTAACACGCACAGTTAAGGAGGCACGGTTATTTGAGATATCGCCTGTACCATTCCCCGCTTATCCACAGTCATACGTATCATCAAGGCAGGAGTCAAGCTGTAAAGAGGTTATAGACGAGTATAAAAACAAGTCAAATAACATGATCAAACGCGCAGAAATGTTGCGTAATAACATAATAAAGAATAAGGAGGTAGAGTAAGATGACAATAACAGAGAAAAAACAAAAGCTAGTTGATCTGCATAGCAAGCTCACTGCGTTACATACTAAGGCAGTGGCCGAAAAACGCGATCTGACTACAGATGAGCAAAAGGAATTTGAATTAATGCTCGACGAATCTGACGCGTTGAGAAAAGAGATTGTGGACGATGAACAAAGAGCCGCTAAGATGGGTGGTTTGAATGCGTATCTTAACAAGCCGGTTCCGATTCAATCAGGCAATCAAGCTGCTAATCAGAATCAGGGCCAACCTGGCCAGTACAGATCATTAGGGCATTGGGTATCGTCAGATGATTTTGCAATGCAGACTAGGACAATGAGCATGGGTGCAGCGGCAACGGGTGGTATACTTGTACCTGAGCAGTTTAGCAACCAATTACTCCAAATGAACGTTGAGAACTCTATTGTAAGATCTAGGGCAACGGTCATTGCTCCGGGCGATCCGCCTGATGCTAAGATTACGATACCGGTATTCAACCAGTCTGGTGCAAATGGTATTTATGGCGGCATGTCAATGACTTGGATCGATGAGGGCGGCACAAAAGCAGACACTACACCTGAGTTTGACTATGTTGAGCTTGAACCAAAAGAGCTCGGAGGTTCGACAATAGTCACTGACAAACTGTTACGTAATGCAGCAGCTCTTGAGTCATGGCTCAGAGCACAGTTTGGGCAGATAGTCAACGGCAAAGAGGACTATGAGTTTCTGAGGGGTAACGGAGTGGGCAGGCCGCAAGGTATTTTGGGTTGCGCGGGCGAAAAAGTCGTTGCAAGAGCGGCTGCAAATCTCATAGATTTTGCAGACATATACAACATGCTCAAAGCTCTCAAAGCTGATAGCTGGGGTAATGCAGTATGGATAGCTAACCAAACAACGTTATCAGAGCTAATTAGCCTTACTGATGCAGCAGGCAACAGCATATTCATCGTGGGTGATGTGACCAAAAATATACCTACAACGTTATTTGGTATACCATTGATCTTCACCGGCCGTACACCGGTCTTAGGGTCTAAGGGCGACTTGATGCTGGCTGATTTCAGTTATTATTTGATCAAAGACGGTAGCGGACCATATTTTGCAAGTTCACAGCATGTCTATTTCACGACCAATAAGACTGTTTTCAAGATGTTCAAACTTGTTGACGGTGTACCTTGGGTTAAGGGCACGTTATTATTAGAGGATGCAAGCACAACAGTAAGTCCGTTTGTGACTTTGCAATAAAGGAGGTAAGGTAAAATGGGTAAAAGCAGAATATCAGAGAATATTAAGGTTGATGTTGCCGTATCTCCGGTACAGGCAACCTCGTCACTGACATCAAAATACTTTAAACTCGACAAGTACGACCGCGCATTATTTGTAGTCAACTGGTCGCCGGTCGGAGCAAGCGCTATTGTTACCACATCAATATTGACACTATATCAGGCCAAAGATGCCAGCGCAGCCACAAGTGCAGCGGCCATTACATCAAGTACGGCGATATGTACAACTGGTGCAAAAATTACAGAGTTTACAATTACGCCGGCTACAGTGTCGGCAGACGACACTGTAGCCATTACAGGCTATGACAGTAACGGTGACGCATTGACGGCATTAACATTTACGGCAGAGGACGGCGGTACATCAGCACATACAGCATCCACGAGTCGGTATTTTAGCATTAATGACACAGCAGCAGGCACTGGCATTGTGTCGGAGGTATGTACACACTTAGCGACGTTGATCAACGATACGACATATGGGTTGCCTAATGCTTATGCATCAGCGGCTAGTACGTCAGTTACCATTGTGTCGATGAATCCGGGAGCTAACTGTTTCACGGTCACAAGCTCAAGCACAGCAAACTTTGCGCTTGCAGCAACCAAGTGTATTGCAATGGTCGAGGTTAAGGCATCGGCATTGACATTGTCAAGCGATTTTACTCATGTTGCTGTTAATGTGGCACATGAGATCAGTGCATGGACATCGGCAATATGTATCAGATCAGGATGCAAAAAACTTATGCCAATACAAATGGCTGGAGCAATAACTACGGTGGGGTATTAATAGACTGTGAGGGGGAGGATGCGAGCTCTCCCCCCCCAACTAAAAAAGGAGGTAAGAGCATGTTGCAATTTATGCCAATGTCAACAAAAACAAGTATACTGCAAAATACTCTGGCTGCACCAAGTGCATATACGACAATTGGATATATTGAGTTGTCAACATCGTTTAAAACAGTGGTTTTCAACGGGTCCAGGATGTTATATGACAATGAGATCATTGATATTGACACTTATATGCAGACTCATAATTATACTCCGGGAGGGTGAAATGCCAAAACTTGTATTATATAGCGCCGTACAAACTGAATTAATTACACTTGCAGAGGCAAAACTTGCAATTAAGCTTGATTCAACAAGCTTTGCCGATAATATAAGCGAATCTGTGTCTGTTGCCGATGGCTACCATGCTATAACGGCAACAGCGACAGGTTCAGCGATAACAGTCGCCGGCAAAAAGACATTATTTTTGTTAGAGCCTGTGTCATTATCTGCCGGTGGGACTTTGAATGTTAAGCTACAGGAATCTGTTGATAACGCTACATTTAGCGATGCAGGTATTGCGTTTACGCAGGTGACAACGGCCAATGATACAACTATCCAGGAGAAGGAGTATACAGGGACTTATGCATATGTAAGACCGGCATACTCAATCGTATCGGCACAAGCAAGTTTTAGCATCAAATGCATACAGTCAGAGGCAACAAGCATTGAGGACAGTTATATAAGCGATTTGATATCAGCCGCAAGGGAGTATGCAGAGGAGTTTTTGACACGGGCCATAGGAGAGCAAAAATGGAAACTGGTCCTAGATGGATTTCCGTCAGATGATTATATCGACTTACCATTTGCGCCGCTGGTATCAGTGTCCAGCGTGACATATATTGATGCAGCAGGTACAAGTGCCACAATGAGTGCGTCATACAGCAATGGGTATATAGTAGATACGGCAGATGAGCCGGGCCGAGTGTTTTTGGCTTATGGATCCACATGGCCGAGTACGACATTATTACCCTACAACGGGGTTGAGATAATATATACATGTGGGTATACAACAAGTACACTGTCAAAAAAGGTCAAGGACGCTATGCTTAAGATGATCGGAGCAATGTATGCAGCCAGAGAATCTGGAATATCAGACGATGATTTAAGAGCGATAGACAATATACTCAGAGGGTCGAGGTTGATTAATCATGGATAAAGTAGGCAAGTATCGCAATCGCATAATAATACAGATGGCAGAGCTAACAAGCAATGGGTACGGTGGATATAGTAAGACATATTCGACCAGGGCAACGATTTGGGCTAGTGTCATACCTCTATCAGGCAATGAGGCAGTGCGGTACAAACAAGTATATCCGACAGTACAATATAAGATCACACTACGCTACAGGGCAGATATAACAACGGATTGCAGGATATATTACAGAGGGCTATATCACAATATCAAAAATATCATTAATGTGGACAATAGGGATGCGGAGTTAATACTATTAACAGAGGTGACGCCGGGTGAACAGGTCTAATATACAGATCAATAATAATCTAACAGAATATCAAAGGGCAATTAAGGCAGCTGTAAAGCTTGAGATGAAGGCAATTGGTAGAAACCTGGTCAAAAAAATACGTGCCATTTTGCCGGTCAGGACAGGTAACCTTAAGCGCAATTTCAAAGCTCGCTATGACACGAAAACAGAGTGCATAAGGATAGGGTATGGAAGCAAAGGCTTTTATGGCGGGATTTTAGAGGAAGGATATAAAAAGCCTGTTGGCAAACTAAAAACGGTATGGAGCAAACGGCTCAAGAAGAACGTTAGACGACTACAAGCAACAGGCACGATAACGAAGCCCGCTAAGCACTATATGCTCGATGCAGTTATAGAAGACAAAGACAATATCCAGGAGAAGATAAGCCAAGCGATAGATAGGATAAGACAATTATGAATACAGTATTGCTCAAAACTATGATATATACATACCTCAAAACACTGACAAATGAAGTTTATTACGGCGACAAGCCCGAGCAAGCATCAACATATCCGTATGTCATATTTAACCTTGACACGTCAAGCATAGATGATAACCAGGTTTTGGAGCAATTTGAATTATCAGTCACAGTATATGATAATAGCCAGTTTGACACTAATACGATAGACAAATTGGCTGGTAGTATTGACGGAGATGGAGCAATGGTAGGGGCAACGGGACTACATCGCAAGCATTATAGATCAAGCACATTGACAGCGGATATTTACAGGACATCACGCGATGAGTTTTTTGATCAGAGTGAGTCTAATATTATATATATAGAGCTATTATATGATGTATATGCGTATCTATCATAGGTACACCAGCCGATGCAATGGTTATAGATTCAAATGGCAACATAACAAAACAAACGGAGAGAATTTTTGGGTATTCAGGAGGTAAAATACGATTTTATGCTGCTGCATCAGCATCGGGTACTATACAATTTTTTGCACGTTACAGATCATTATCAAATGATGGTAGCATAACTGCTGCTACATAAAGGAGAAGATGAAATATGGACCCCAACTTATTACAGTATCTTAATAGAATTGAAGCAAAATTAGACCAAGTGTCAACAGAATTATCACAGATTAAGCTTAAATGTCTTGAGAACAACTGTGTTAAAGTGACTCTTGGAGCTAAGGAATGGACTATTATAGCTGGCATAGTAACAGTAATATGCACAACAGTTACGGGAGTTTTCAGCACAATATTAAAATAGAGGAGGTAGAGTGTAATGGCGGTACCGGCGAATATAATTTTGGGAGACGGTGTGTTTTCAATAGGTTCAAGTTCCGCGACAGCTACAGCTATAGCATTAACAAGGGGCGGAGGGTCATTTACAATCGAGCGCGAATTTAGGCAAATTGAGGCAGATGGAGATTATGGCCCTGTATTTCAGCGCATCCGACTTGTTAAAGAAACCGCAAAGCTCAAACTAAAAGGACTTGAGATTGTTGGCTCTGCTATGGATACATATTATCCATGTATGAATCTTACAGCATCTACAACCACCACCACTATAAGCAGCAGAGGATTCACATCAAACATATCAAGCGCTGATTATAGCTTTGCCCAATGGGCTGGATATACAAAAGGCGGCAAAGCGGTAGTCATCACAGTAGAAAATGCAATTAACCTTGAAAATATGGAATGGGAGCTTATTGACAAAGAGGAAGTTATACAAGAGCTTAATTACAGTGCGACATATCTGGAAACTGCACGTAATACGGCACCTTGGAAAATACTATATGATGTATAGGAGGCATATATGCGTAAGTTACAATGCAATGATTTATTTTTGCTCTCCGAAATCGTGGATTTGATGGACATCAGTATTGATTATCCGTCAAATCTCACTGATGAGGGAGCACAGCAGCGCGTAGGCATGGACATAATGCTTAAAATGGCTAAGAGTATATACAAAGCACAACCACAGATAATGCAATTATTGGCAAATATCAATGAGAAAACGGTTGATGAAATCAAGGCTACGCCAGCAAATGAGGTCTTGACGATGTTCAAAAGCATATTGTCGAGTGAGGATTTTACAAGTTTTTTCAAATAAGTCGGGAATATGGTCATTACTATGTTCTTGACTTATTATTAAACCGATATAATAGTATTCCGGCTCTTAGTCTAAGAGCCGGAATCAAGGTTATCACAGAGATTGTGCAGATCAATTTAAAAAAGGATTTATGGACGCTGTGGTGTAGTGCATACCCGCACTTTACAAAAGAGACATTTGTGTCATATGAGGATTTTTGCAATAAACATATGACACAAAGCATTAAGTTATCCAAGATTGATGAAGATAAGCTTATACAATCAGCTAATGATATATTAAAACGGTTACAGGAGCGATCAAATGGAACTGTTTAAGGTGTTTGGGTCAATATTTATAAAAAACAAAGAGGCCGATCGGGCATTAGCCCAAACCGCTAGTCAGGCTAATAGTCTCGGAAGTAAATTTGGCAAAGTGGCTAAGACTGTGGGTGTTGCAAGTGCCGTTGTAGGCGGCGCAGCTATTGCAGCAGGTGGCGCAATATTTGAGTTTGCCAAAAAACAAGCCGTCGCAGCCGATGATATTGATGAGGGAGCTGCTAAAATAGGTATATCAACAAAAGCTTATCAAGAGTGGTCTCATGTCTTATCTATATCAGGATCAGATATATCAGTGCTCCAAAAGTCAATGAAAACCTTGTCTGTGGCTGCTGTTAATGCCGACAAAGGCAATGAGGCATTATCCATGACATTCCAAAAGCTCGGTGTTGATATATATGACTCCCAACATAAACTCAAAAGTCAAGAAGACTTGCTTAATGAGGTCACAAATGCACTTGCAGCAATGCCGGCAAACGCAGATAGGGCAGCATTAGCGACTCAATTATTAGGCAAAGGCGCGGTCGAACTTGGTCCAACGCTGGTCGCTGGTGTTGATGGCATAGCGGCCATGAAGCAAGAGGCTAATGATCTTGGCATGGTCATTGATGATCAGACCATCAAATCAAGTGCGGCGCTGGCTGATCAGCTTGACACAATGAATCAGGCACTATCCAAGCTGGCATTGGCTGCATTTGCTCCAATGTTGCCCATGATCAATGATTTCGCTAAGCTCATGACAGATGCCATACCTCCTATTATTGACCTTGTGAGTCCTATTATCAAGCAATTAACACCTGCTTTGCAAGAGTTAATGGCTCAAATTATGCCGGTACTATCTAAGGTATTTGAAGCATTTGCACCGGTATTGACCTCAGTAACATCAATCATAATGCAGCTTACAAGCAGCGCAATTATACCTCTACTCAATGCACTATTACCGGTTATCACATCTCTTTTTAACTCACTAATACCTGCATTTGATAAGATACTGCAAGTTATAATGCCACTAATACCGCCATTATTGGAGATAATACAAATGATATTGCCGGCACTAATGCAGGTCATCAATGTGCTTATAACAAGTGCGTTAGATTTTTTGATAGAGGTATTCAAACAGTTACAGCCAGTCATAGTATTGGTGCTTGATATACTCAAGCAATTGATACAAGCAGGCGTATTAGAGCTTATTAAGGCATTATTGCCTCTTATATCGTCAGTATTGCCGACATTGACAGAGCTTATTAAGCTTGTGTTGCCAGTATTAACAGGATTTTTGACCATATTACTCAAGATTGCTGATTATGTTATCCCTATTGTTGTTGAGTCATTGACCTCATTAGTACGTATCATATCAGGGTCAGTGAGCCAATGTTTTAAGTTATTGGGAGATGTGATACAGGCAACAGCAGATATTGCAAAAGATGCTTTTAGTGGTCTTATGGGCTTTATACGGCCCATCATTAATGGTGTAGTAAATGCAATTAATACGGTCATCAAAGGGCTTAATAGAATATCTATAAAATTGCCTGACTGGATGCCGGGTGTAGGCGGTGAGCATTTTGGTATCAATATACCACTTATTCCGCGTCTTGCAAAGGGTGGATTGATTGGCAAAACAGGACTAGCAATGGTCGGAGAACAAGGGCCTGAGTTGCTTAGACTCAATCGTGGGGCTGAGGTCATGCCATTATCACAGGCACGGGATCAAATATTAATTAACAAAGGAGCCTTTGCGGGGGCTTTTATTATGGATGACTACGGGGTAGATAAGCTATTGGATAGGTTAGTCCAAAGGCTCAAAATATATGGCATTAAGCCATAGAAAGGTAGGTTTTTTATGGCTTTTACAGTATATGTTAATAATGTGGATAAATCATCATATGTATCAAAAAATAGTCTGCGCATAACAAAGCGCGTAGGCAATCAGTCAAACCTGGACATAGCCTTCAACTGTCGTGTTACAGACTGGGCTCCGAATCTAGGCCAGACTATTGAGGTATATGATGGTGCAACGGCTCTTTTTGGCGGGATTATTGGCCGTATTTCACGCAATGAGATGGAGCCCGATATATCGAGTGCAGCATATACAAGTGTCAATATCAACAGCAACGGATACAATAATATTGCTGCACGTCGTACTATTAATGCCTACTATACCAATCAGACCGCAGGATTCATTTTTGAAAATATAGTAGATGTGGTACTTAATAACGCATCTTATTTTGAGGGTATAATCAAAGGTACATTTACAGCGGGTCAGACATTTACGAAGTATTCCGCAGTGTGCAAGTCGGTTAAAGACATTTTTGATGATTTGGCCAAACAATCCGGCACACAATGGTATATAGACGATGAGCGTACAATATATTTTGGCGATCCTGTCGTGTCTACAGCAGATCATACATTAGATTCATCTGGTACATTTACCAATTATCAAATTGTCGGTACAGATGAGTCTATGGATAATTACTGCAATAAGGTATTTATCAAATATTCCGAGGGTACATACGCCTCGGTCACTGATACAAGCGAAATCACGCTACGAGCAAGCGCAGACGGTACGGCTTGGAGCAGCGGGGTATACGGCAAGATCATACAGGTTGGTAATGTTGACAATGAAACAGCATTATCAACGATCGGGGATAATGAGCTCAAAAAGTACGGGTTTACGCCGGTGTCTCTTAAAGTACGGTCAGACACATCAACATGGACGGTAGGAGCTCAAATACAGATATACCAACCTAAATATGGGATCACGTCAAATCAACAATTTGTCATTGAGGAGCTTAACATATCGGTACAGGATAATATGCCTATGTACGATATGATATTATCAAAATGCAATAGCGCTAATATTAGTCTGCAAAAACCGGATAAGGCCAAAGAGTTTTTTGAGGCCCTTATATCACGCACAGAGATTGCCAATACCGGGGGCATAGATACCGGCGTTACAAATATCATAGACAATTATCAAGTGACTACGACAGCCGATCTATCGGCCATATCATACACGGCTGGGTCAACACAGGTTACGGCAACAGCTTTTACAACGTATTCAAAGTCAGACATACAAATGACATTTTCGGCCAAAATCCAGGTAACGGCGGCTATTACGTTGACGGCTGTGACGTATCTCCAGGAGGGTGCTGTAACATCAGCTATGACGCATAGTCCGGTTAGGTATATGTCAAGCAGTCAAACGTTCGCATACAACGAGAAGTTTGAGAATGTATCATCATCAAGTACTGTGGCTATCACAGTCAAATTACACAGTGATACAGGAGCATGGACAATATCGGCTGGTCAAACAGATATGAATATCATAGTTTTCCCAACTCAGCTTACGTCAAATTACAGTGTGTCATATATCACATCGCAGATATGTACAGCAGACCGCACTCTTGGCCAAGATAATGTAGCTGGTTGGCATGGTAACGCGCTGCCTTGTCTTGCAATTGACTCAGCGACAGGTAAAGTATTTGCTGCGGTCAAGTGGATATCAGGCTCAGATCAATGGTCTATCTACAAATCATCAAATAATGGCGGGACATGGACTGATATATCATTGCCTGCAGCTACGGGGACATATAGTGTAGGCGCTACATGGCAGGGCAACGCGTCGTTGGCTATTGCAAACAGCATATTGCATGTGGCTTATCAATCTAGATATTCGGCGAATGCCTCACAGTATGCATTTATATCGTACAATGCTTATAATATAGGTGCCGATACATGGCAATATACTAATATGCTTACTATAAGCGAGTCGTGCACATATAATCTTAGCACCGAAAGATTTGTAAGGCTTATCGCTACTGCATCACGAGTTTATTTGTTTCATGAAAAATATAATATATATTACAGTTATTACAATACATACAGTAATGATTATTTTGTTACAAGGAGCCCACACAGGGCATTAGAATCTAATGCCCTGTATGGTAAATTTGCACTTGATACTGATGGATCAAGTATACATGCATTATATGAGGTAACTGCAGCCAACATCACATTAAGATATGCAAACTGGTCTGAGGCCGCAAGCGCATGGAGCAGTAGTATTACTGTATTTAAAACAACTGCAGCCACTCAAGTTAATTTTAGTAAAAATATATGTATCGACTCTGCATCAGCAGTATGGTGTGGTGCAATTTTTGGAGGCGCAACGCCTACTTATTATCTGTTCAAAAAAACTGCTGGGGCTACTGCATTTAATAGTGGGTGGGGGACAGGTATGACAGCATATAGCTGTGCTATGGTGCTTGACAATAACGATAATCCTGTAATATACTTTACGACGCAAAATTATGGTGCATGTCTTAGCAAAAAATTTGATGTTGCAGCCTCGGCATTTAATACGACTCAAACGTCCATAATACCGTTTTTAGCCGGCGATACGTGGATTAATAATATAGTAGCAAAAAATTACAATAACAACTTGTATGCTATCTACGAGTCAGGCACGTCAAATGCTACACGCAAAATTGCATTTCACTACAATTCAAATTTTGAGTAAAATGGGTCATATGGTCTATTTCTTTTTGTATCAACATATCGTATACTAATAATAGAGGCTAATAATAGAGGCAATTAATTACAAAAGACAAAAAAACGGGTCGTTCTGGCCCGTTTTTCCCCCTTTTTTTATGCTGAGGTTGAGGTGGTGATAGAAAATGATAGAGAAACGCAAAGACCCACAGCCAGAGCCTGATCCATATTGGATGAGTCCGGCAGAAATCCAGGAGCTACTTAATCTCCTGGAAAGGGAATTATACGAGTCAAAGGAGGAATAACCATGATGGAAAGACTTATATTGACATGTATGGTACTTATTATAGTGACAATGGTTGTATTTTGTGCAGTGATGCCATGCGTCAATTGGTATCATGGACATATAATAGAGCAATTGGTCAAAGTTAATGAATTATTGAAATAATCTATTAGAAAGGGGAGAAATGCAATGAAAATCAATGAAAACGGGAAATGGGGGCAAGTGCGGCAGGGAGATGTCGCTATTGTCAACACCAAGACCAACAGAAACATCGACAAGACGGGCTTACAGCAGATAATCTCCAAGGAGCGGATAATATTGGCTCTTGGCGAGGTTACAGGGCATCATCACAGTATCAGCGTCAAGGATTATCCAGATTGCAAATTATGGAAATACGACGAGAGTATCAACATACTCACTATACCTGCGGGCGGGGTAACAATTGAGCATCAAGAACACGAAGCCATCACGCCGTTGTATATACCTGAAGGAGACTATGAGATACACATACAAGAAGAATACGACCCGGTCACAAAGAGACGTAATAGGATATCGGACTAAGGCAAGGAGGGCTATATAGCCCTCCTAAGCTAAAAGAAGGGAGCTGATTTTATGATCAACAAGTTAACAGAGGCACAAAGGGCTAAATTCCCCGAATTTGTGGAAAAATGGCTAAAAATAGGGCTCAGCACTGAGCCAATTGATTTTGAAAAAGCCAAAAAGGCCGTGAGATTGGCATACAAATGCGGAGGACTTGAGCCGCCGACGGAGATTATATATTGCGCATCACCAATGGATGCTCAGCGCAAAATCGCTGAACTCAGCGGCAAAAAAGAGTTTGTTTCCACAACATTTGATGGGCAGCATGACGTAAATTATTGCTCGTTTTACGATTTTTTCCAAAAAGAATGCGGAATTAAATTGCCGAAATTTAGGGGCATTATGGCAATAACAGAAGAGTGTGGCTGGGTGTACGGATATGACACCATTTGTTTTGTGTGTGATAGGCACACTGTGCTTAATAGGGACTCGCAAAACCGGTTGCATAGCGTTGATGGCCCTGCTGTATCGTACCCAGACGGGTACAGCGTATACGCAGTACATGGCATACGTATACCTGCTTGGATTATTTTAGAAAAAGAAAAAATTACTATAGAAAAAATACTTACGGAACAAAACGCAGAGGTGCGACAAGCAATGATGGAGGTCTATGGACGTGTCAAAATGCTTGAGTCGGAGGATTGCAAGGTTATTGATCAAGATCTGGAATGGGGCACACTATATCGTACACAAAAGCTCACTGACTGCAACGGCGATCCGTTTTGTTTTCTACACGTGGTCAATAGTACTCCCGAGGCTGATGGTACGTGGAAATCTTATATCCTGCTCATTGATCCGGCGATTAATACCGCTTACGATGCATGGCAGAGTACGTTTCCCGGAATAAAAGATTTTATCCCAATCGCGGAGAGCTAGGCAAAGGAGGATGTGACACATGATCAATAAGACTAACCAGGTAAATGAGCAGGTAAATGAGCAGGTAAAGAACCAGATATGGGAGCAGGCAAAGGAACAGGCGGAGGGGCAGGTATGGGCACAGGTATGGAGTCAGGCAGGGACACAGGTATGGGGACAGGTATGGAGTCAGATATGGGGTCAGATATGGGCACAGGTATGGGCACAGGTAAAGGAGGATGTGGCACATGATCAACGCGGCTAACCAGGTAGGAGCACAGGTAAGGGCACAGGTAGGAGCACGGGTAGGAGCACGGGTAAGGGCACAGGTATGGAGTCAGATAAGGGAGCAGGTAGAGGCACAGGTAGGAGCACAGGCATGGGCACAGGTAGAAGCACAGGTAAGAGCACAGGTAAGAGCACAGGTAAGAGCACAGGTATGGACACAGGTATGGGCACAGGTATGGGCACAGGTAAAGGAGGATGTGGCACATGATCAACGCGGCTAACCAGGTAGGAGCACAGGTA